ATGCGAACCTGTTTGCTCCGAAAGCCAAGAAGATCATCGTTGATATTGATCGCAATGAGAGCGACAAGCCGACGGTGCGCGCCGATCTCGTGGTGACGGCGGACGCCCGGGATTTCCTGGTGCGGCTGCTCGAACGCGCGGTGCCGCGGTTGGAGGAGTTCTGGTTTGATAAACCGTGCCCGGTAGGGCGCTGGGTAGATACGCCGGCCGGCGCTGGCGTTGACGCCTATCGCTTCGTCGAGCTGCTGAACGAGCACCTTGACGACGGTGCGATCGTGGTGACGGACGTTGGTTTTAGTTTCATTCCGGCGATGCAGCGCCTTCGCCTGAAGGAAGGCCAGCGGTTGTTTCATTCATCCGGTGTGTCTCCAATGGGCTGGGGTCTGCCGGCGGCGATCGGTGCCTGCCGGGCGGCGCCTTCGCGGCAGATCATTTGCCTCACTGGCGACGGCGGCTTGATGATGAATCTGCAAGAATTGCAAACGATCGCGCATCATCGGTTGCCGATATCGATCTTCGTATTTGCAAATGATGGCTACGCGACCATGCGAATTGCGCAGAATAACCATTTTGGGCGGGAGAGCGTAGCGGGAGTGAAGTCCGGCTTGTCTATCCCGGATTTGGTTGACCTCGCGGAAGGTTTTGGATTGTTTTGCAAGGTGCTCCCGAGCGCAGAATCCCTATCGTGGTGGGCTGCTTGGGATGTTCTGCCAGAATTTGTCATTCTTGAGATGGCGCCCGGTCAAGTGATCGCCCCTCGCGTCCAGTCCCGCACGAGGGACGGCAAGTTCATTCCGACGCCGCTCGACGACATGTGGCCCTATCCAACCGAGTCCGAATCTCTCCACAAGGAACCTGTCCATGGTTAACAAGGTTTTTGTTTTTGTTCCTGCGTTCGGTCAGCAAGTGTCCGCCACCACGTTCCTGACGACGCATGCCGTGCAGGCGGCCTTGGCGTCCAAGGGCATCGGCGGCGGCATTTCGACGCTTTCGTTTCCAGACATCGCCGAGTTGCGAAGCATGGCGACGACGATCTGGTATGACACGCTGCTGGATTCCTCGCACATCCTATTCGTCGATGCCGATATGGGATTCGCGCCCGATCTCGTCTTCGACATGCTTACCTTCGGCGAGCCCGTGATCGGCGCTATCTATCCTCAGCGCAAGATGCCGCTGTCGTGGGCGGGCTCCGGGACCGGCGAGAACCAAGCGGAACGTCGTGGTAATTTCATGCGGGTCGAAGGCGTCGGCATGGGGTGCACGCTGATTCATCGCGATGCCATCCGCATCATGCTCGATAAGTTTCCCGAAATGGTCGATACGCGGCTCGAACTGCATCCGGCGGCCGGGATGCTCCGCGATACCGGCGCAAAGCGTTTGATTCGCTGCTTCGACAAGATCGACATTCCAGAGCGCGGCCAGGTGTCGGAGGATTTGTCATTCTGCATGCGTTGGAACAAGTGCGGGGGCACCGTCTGGGCGGCTGTCGGTCATCGGATCAGCCATGTTGGGCCGTTCGACTACTGCGGACGGTATCTCGACATGGTGGAAGCGCAGCAGGCGCAGGCCAACGCGGCTGCGAAAGCAGAGGCGGCGGCACAGAAAGCGGCGGAAGCAGAGCGTGTTCGGCTCGTCCATGATCAAGAGGCATTGCATACGGCTAGCGAAGCGGCAAAAGCGGAGCGCGACGTTGCCCAGACGGTAGTGGCCGTTGCCTCGGCGAAGCGCCGTAGCGGGCGCAACGGGCGGCACGCGCGAGCGGTGTAAGATTTATTCACATCGCCCCTTGACAGCGTTTTGCGCCCCTCTAATCATGATCAGATATTTCCTCCCGTGAGTCACGAGAGGTCGAGCGAAGAGCGAAGATCAGCGGTGCCCGCGATCTGACGCTGAATATCCGCAGCGAGCCGTTGCGAATTTCCCCGGACTTCGGACCTTGGCAGAGCCTGCCTGGACGAGCCCCATCGTGGAGCTTGTTCGCGCATGGCCAATACGCAGGCCCAATTCGGCTTCAGGCACATCGGGTTCTTGTCCGGGGGCGCTCCCGACTACCAGATGTCCACCTATCCGATTCAATCGACCTATTCGACCTTGATCGGCTTTGGCGATCCGGTCATCCAGAATTCGACGGCCGCCGCGACGGCGCCTTTCATCATCCAGGCAACCGGATCGCTTGCGACGGCTGGGCCTATCGTCGGCATCTTCGTCGGCTGCGAATACGTGGCCGCGAACGGCGTCACACAGTGGTCGCCGTATTGGGTCGGGTCGGCATCCACCACGGCCATCGGCTACGTGATCGACGCCCCGAACGCCAAGTTCCTGGTGGCGTCGCTTCAGACCGCCATCACGTCGGCGAACATCGGGTGGGTGGCGAATTTCACCACCGGCGCGCCGGCGACGACCGGCGGCGCTTTCTCCATCGCAACGCTCGACCAATCGACCGCAACGGCGGCCGGCGGCACGTCCGCGAGCGCGCTGCCGTTCAAGATTGTCGGTCTCTATCCCGGCGTCGGCAACGGCTCCGATCCGACCACCAACTACAACTGGGTCGTCGTCACCTTCAACAATCAAATCTTCAAGTCGCCGGTCGGCTGGTAAGGGGAGACTCACTAAATGCCCGTCGCATTGGCAAATATCCGCTCCGAGTTGATCCCCGGACTGTTTGATGTCCGCGGCTCATACGACATGATCCCGCGGCAGTGGGATAAGGTGTTCAAGACGCACACCTCGAACATGGCGGTCGAGCGCTCGACGCAGATGGCGTTCGTGGCGCTGCCGTATCTCAAGGACGAAGGCGCCGCGACGCAGTTCGACAATAACGCGGGCGAGCGCTTCACCTGGGCGTTCGTGCATATCGAGGTAGCGCTCGGCTATGCCATCACCCGCAAGGCGATCGACGACAATCTCTACAAAGCCCAGTTCAACCCGACCAATCTCAAGCTTCAGGAAGCCTTCGCGCAATTCAAGGAAATCCAGGCCGCGAACATCCTGAATCTCGGCACAACCTACAATGCCGCACAGGTCGGCGATGGCGTCGCTTTCTTCTCGACGGCGCACCCATACGACGGCGGCACGTGGCCGAATACGTCTTCGACGCCGAAGAGCCTGAACGAGTCGACACTCCTCGCCGACATGACGAACGTGCGCACGCAATTCGTCAACGAGCGCGGCCTTCGCATTCTCGCTCGCGCCCGGCGACTGATCGTGCCGCCAAACCTCGAAGCCATCGCCATCCGGTTGAGCAAGACCGAGCTGCGGCCCGGCACGGCCGACAACGATGTCAACGCCATCCTTACCTTGAGCGGCGGTCTGCCGGAAGGTTTCATCGTTCTCGACTTCCTCACCTCGAACTTCGCGTGGTTCCTCACCACGAACATCGAGGGGATGATCCACATGATGCGTATTCCCTACGAATCTGACATGTGGGTCGATAACGTCACTGACAATCTTCTTGTCAAGGCATACGAACGTTACTCATTCGGCATCAACGACCCGCGCGCCGCGTGGGGCGAATTCCCGACCTCGTAACCGGGAGCACGGCAGATGGCCGATTCCAATTTCCGCGGTCCCGTCAATGCGATGGGATCACTTGAGAACGCGAATGCTACGACCTCGCCGGGGTCGCAGGTTCCGATCGATCCGCTCGACGGGCCGTCCTCGTTCTATCAAGGTATCTGCTGGCCTGATCCGCGCAGCGTGCCGTTTCCGAAGGATGGCTTCCGGCCTGGGCAGTTGCCTGCGATCCTCTATCTAGGCGACATGTGGACGGTCGATGCCATTCCCCAGGCGACCAGTTCCACCACGCTTGCGGCCGCTCAGGCGGTGACGGCCAACGTCGCCATGGCGTTGTCTACCGTTGCGGTGACAAACTTCTCGTCCGGCGCCGCCTCTGTTGCCTACGGGGTGCCGATCCCGGTCGGGACATCGTTCACGATTGCGCCGATCGCGCTCGACTTCGGGTTCACGACCGGCACCACGGTCGCCAATTCGTCGGCGGTCACCGTTCCCGACAGCACGAAGTTCACGGTCGGGCAGTGGGTCATCCTCGGCAACGTCGCGAACGCCGCCGGCACCGCGAGCCTGATCACGCAGATTCAATCCACCTCCGGGACGACCACGGTCTATGTGGGGTCGAACCTGCCGGCGACCGCGCTCGGGATTCCGATCGGGGCCGCCAATCTGTTCGGCGGCAATTTCCTGCCGCCCGCGACGCAGTTTGGTCCTTCGGCGGTCAGCGCCATAGCGGCGGCGAATCGCCTCCAGGCGGGCTTCACGCGTGTCCTCAATCCCAGCGAAATGCTCGCCCGCAACATCTGGGTGAGCATCGCGACGGCCGCGAATACTGCGGTTGCGGTCCTGGTCAGCGGATGGGACGCCTGGTTTACGCCGATGACGGAGTTGATCACGCTCAATGCCACGACGAGCGTTACGTCGTCCTTCGGCAAGAAGGCGTTCAAGTACATCAACTCGCTCGTTCCGACCACGACGGTGGCGCAGAACGTATATGCCGGCATCGGCGATACTTTCGGGTTCCCGTTCCGCGCCGATGAATGGGTCCAGGTGCAGGTTTACGCCGGCGGCACCGCCGTCAGCAATTCGGTCGGCATCACCACGGCGCTTCTCAATACGGCCGCGACACAGACGACCGCCGACGTGCGAGGCACCATTCAGGTCAACGTCAATGGTGCCGGCAGCGCTATCAGCAATGTGATGACGACGAACAACGTCAACCGGCTTGCCATCATACAGAATCCGGGTGTATGGAATCAGATATCCTGCACGCCCAACAATCTCGCGCCGATGTTCGGCACCGCTCAGGTCTGAAGGAGACCCCATCATGAAGGGTGGACACAAGTCCCATCACCACGGCAAGAAGGGCGGCGGTCGCGTCGGGCTCGTCGCGTCGGGCAACCCCGATGTGCTCAAGGAAGCCAAGGGCGAGGAGCCCTACGACAAGGGCGACGAGAAGAAGAAGGGTGGCGCCGTCAAACGCAAGGATGGCGGCCATGTTCACGGCAAGGCGACGAGGCATCGCATGGACCGGCCGAAGCCGGGGCGCAAGCGCGGCGGGGGCGTCGGAGCTGATCGCTCGCCGCTCAGCTCGGCGCATGCGAGCCACGGCGGCGGCGGAAAATCGCCGTCGTCCGAGGACAGCTACGGTGGGCATCCCGACTAGGCGGCCATGTCGAAACTGACCGCCAAGCGACGTAACGCGCTTCCCGGCAAGGATTTTGCCGGGCCGGGCAGGTCCTTCCCGATCAATGATGCAGCGCATGCGAGGAACGCCATCGCGCGGGCCTCGCAGTTTCATCCGGAGTTGAAAGCGGAGATTCGCGCCAAGGTGCATCGCAAGTTTCCTGGCATCAAGCAGCACGAAGAAATGCGAATGGACGGCGGCGCCGTGCGCCACAGGGCGGATCGGTCGCGCCGGAAATAAGGAGCCTCCGTGTCCCTGCCGATCGTCGTCACCTACAATCTCGCGGCTGCGGTCTCGACGAACATCGTCAACGTCGCGCCGATCCAGGGTCCAGGCATTCTGCCGCTCATCACCACGACCGGCGTGAGCCTCGATACGCAGCGTCGCCTGCTCGTCACCACGACCGGAAACGAAAGCAGCAACACGTTCACCGTCAAGGGTACGAACCTCGCGGGATTTCCGATCACGGAGGTCATCACGGGGCCAAATGCCTCAACGACGCAATCAAACCTCGATTTCAAGACGGTGCTGAGCATCACGGCGCTGGCGACGACGGCGGGAACGACATCGTTCGGCACGGACGGCACGGGTTCGACGCCGTGGTATATCATGAACTGGCATGCGACGCCCACGAACATCGCGCTGTCGGGCATGGTGACGAGTTCCAACACGACCGTCACATGGGGTGCGCAATATACCTATGATGATCCGAACAATCTGCCGGCCGGTGTTCTATTTCCCAATCCATTTCCGCATCCGGTGCTCAACGGCATTGCCGGCACCTCGTCGGTCGATGGCACGATCAACGATCCGGTGACGGCGATCAGGTTCATCGTGACGGCGGGGACCGGAACCATTCGCGGGACCATCATACAGGCGGGGATCGGATCGCCATGAAATCATTATCGACATTGTTCTGGCTGGTCGCGACGATCATCGTGCTCGGCGGCGGTCCGGCGCTCAATCAGCAGCGGGTCGCAACTACCGTGTCGGCACCCTCCGGGGCATTGACGCTTGCGAGCGGAGCGACCGCGCAGACGTTGTTCAACGCCAACGAAGTCATCAACGGCTGCGCCATCATTAATCCGCTCACGGCGACGGAGCAGGGCATCGGCGCTGCGGAATCCATCACGATCTCGTTCATCACCACGGCGGTGGCGGGCGGCGGGCGGCCGACATCGATCCTCGAAGCCGGTCAGGCGATTGCGTGTCCGCAAGGGCTGACGCAGCCGGTGTCATGGATCGCGACGACCACGAGCCACGCAATCAACGTCGTGAAATGGTGAGAAGTTGTCGAGTGGCACCTACAACTATTCCTTGTCGAATGCAGAGGCGGTATTAGCCGCCTTCGAGCGTGTACAGATTCGCGCGCCGGAAATCCGCCAGGAGCACATGCTCACGGCGCGGCGGGAGTTGAATGATCTTTTCGTTGAGCTTAGTAACCGCCAGGTGAACTTGTGGAGTGTGCAACAGCTTTCCATCAACCTGGTGCAGGGAACGGCAACCTATTCGATCCCGTCGAACGTGGTGATGATCCTCGATGCCTATCGGACACTCAATAACGGCACTACATCGCAGACCGACAGCTACATCGAGCCCATGAGCCGAACGCAGTGGGCGTCGATCGCCAACAAGTTCACGCAAGGGCCTCCGACGTCCTATTGGTTCGACCGCACCATTACGCCGACGGTAACGCCGTGGCCGGTGCCGGATGGCAACGGGCCGTATGTATTGAATTATTTCGCATGCTCGCAATTGCAGGATGCCAGCCTGCCTAACGGCGAGACGCCGAATCTGCCATATCGGTGGTTGGGCGTCATGGTGGCGGGGCTCGCCCTGCGGCTGGCGCGAGTTTATCCGCCGGCTGGCGGCGATCCGATCGCCTTCAAGGCCGATCGCAAGGCGGACTATGACGACGCCTGGAAATGGGCGGCCGAGCAGGATACCGAGAACGTGAATTTCACGATCGCGCCGAATATCTCGGCTTACTACAACAGGGGGCGCGGCTCCTAGATGCGCCCCCATCCGCGATATTCTGAAACCGATTCGAGTGCTCCGCGGGGCTGGGCGACTTGCGAGCGTTGCGGATTTTTGTGGAACCTCTATCGGTTGCAGTATCAATTTGAATGGCGGGGGACACAGCTTGAGAATACGCGGCACCTTGTCTGCAACATTTGCCTTGACGTGCCGCAGCGCCAGCTCGGGACTGTGATCCTGCCGCCCGATCCGCTGCCGCTTCTCAATGCGCGTCCGGAAAACTATACGATCGACGAGGAGACCTTCCGCGAGTTGATTGGCGGCAAGCAGCGTTACCTGATCGGCGGCGTTGCTCGGGTCGAGTCGAACCTTCAAAGCGGATCGGGTCGGTAATGGCGACGCCCGCGCCAGGCACGATTCCGGCTCTCACGCCTTACCAGCCCGGCGCCCTGCCGATCAGCGGGCAAGAGCTTGTCGAGATAGCTTCATCGGGTAATGCGACCACTGCGGTCTCTGCCTCGATGCTGATCACCGATGTGGTCGGCAAGACGCCGAGTGCGTTGCCGTTGCATACGCCGCTCGCCAACGATCTGCTGTGCGGCTACAGCGTTGCGAGCGGGACGCCGTTCTCGTTCAATGTCGGAAGCATCGCGGTCACGGCGGGCAATCTTCCGGCGGGGGGCACGGCCGGCCAGATACTCGGCAAGAATTCCGCGACGGCCTATGACGCCTCGTGGGATAATCTCAGTTCGTTTGTGACGGCCAGCACGGGGGTCATCATTGCGGGTTCCACAAGCCTCGTGGTGGGGCTGGCCACGGCCACGCCATTGTCGGTGCTTGGTGTGGCGGGTGCCGCGACGGCGGCGCCTCTTCCGATCGTCGG